TGTAGCCATCCGCACAATGCTGGACGGGTCTTCACACAAAGCGACGGGCGTCAGTTTCGAGAAGATTCCCGACAAGCCCTATGAAGCACAGGGAAAGACTGTAACGTGGGTGCTGATGGCCGCGAATATCGTTAGTACGGGCAACACGTTGCAAACTGCAATCACCTCACTGGCCAGTGGTATAGGTCTGTAACCAGCCTCGCAAGGAGGGCTTTATGACACCTAAGACAAAGGTAGTAGACGTGCGCGGGCAGAAGTACCAAATTCGTAGAATGCGCCCTGATGTTGGTAGCTTCATCTTGGCGCGGGTTCTAGCGGCTATGTCCGGCGGAGCGTCATCCGGGCCGATGGACACAGCCGTCATAGGGCAGTCGATTGGGGTATTTCTGCGCGGGCTAGACTTCGCCACTTTCAGCTTCATCCAGAATCATGCGCTGTCAGTCGTGGCAAAGTTGGAAGATGACGCACCAGTTCCTGTCGTGTCTGACAGTGGCATCTATGTTGACACTGACATGGAGAGCGACTTGGTACTAGTCATGGCCCTGACTGTGCAGTCTGTGGTGTTCAATTTAGCTGATTTTTTCTCAGACGGCGGGTTGAGTACGATATTGCCCGCCCAGAGTTTGAAGCCGAGCAGTATGTGACGTTAGACGGGTTCCTGTGGCGTCCGGTAGCGGCTGGTATGTGGGCGCAGAGAGAACTGTTTGACGGTACGTATGACTTCGCCGATCTTTTAGACATACACGAGTACCTGGATGTAAAAGACGCCAACGCGGAGCGCAGTGCGGAGTGGCGCAGAAAGGCTGGTCATGCCTAACTATATCGATGAGTACCTGGTAAAACTCGGAGCGGCGGTTGACGGCACCAGTTTTCGTCATTTTGAAGACGCACTGCGCGACATGGCGAAAACGGTAAACTCAGCCACGCTGGAAATGGCGGCGTCTATTGCCAAGTGGCAAGCCGCCGCCGTCTCCGCCTTCGCCGGTGTGGCGGTGGCGGCCGTGAAGATGGCGGACAGCGTAGCGTCGGCTGACCAAGAGTACAGGTTATTCGGTATGACCATGTACATGAATGCCGACGCAGCTAAGAAACTGAAAATCACAATTGACGCGCTCGGGCAACCTCTAGGCGTCATTGCTTGGGACAAGGAATTGTCTGAGCGTGCTGAGCGGTTGATGGACCTTCAAGACAAGCTACAGGCTAGCTTGGCGAAAGAGGACTACGAAGGCCACATGCAGAAAGTGCGTGAAATGCGGTTTCAGCTAACCGAGCTTCACGTTAACTTTGAGTACTTAGAACAGGCGATTGTAAGCGGCTTAGTGCAGGCGTTCGGGCCTATGCTCGACACGGCCATCGAAAAGTTGCGCGTGTTTAACAACTGGTTCGCAGACCACTTGCCAGAAATTCGTGACAAGGTTAACAAGTACCTTGTGCCTATTCTCAAGGACGTGTGGCGCATCATCAAAGACGTAGTTGAGTTGATGAGCGTGCTTGGGTCTGCCTTCGCAGACATTATCAACACCATCGCGGGCGATAAAGACTCGTTAGACCCGTCCATCGATAGGTGGGAAAAATTCGCGGCTGCCATAGAGCACGTGGTGCACGCCGTGGCCTGGCTCTTGGACGGGCTGATAAAGCTTGAGAAGTTACTCGTCCCTTTCACGGGTACGCTCGCGGGTGCAGCAGTAGGCGCTAAGATAGGCGCTTTCTTCGGACCCGAGGGCGCACTTATCGGAGCAGCCATTGGCGCAACTGTTGGCGGTGGCGTGGACTTAGCTAGGCAGGTTAGATCCTCTTCAAGCGGCGGTACGGCAAGCGTTGGCAACACGCGGGGCGGCGCGGACTCGCAGGCCACGGCGCAGAAGGCTGCTGTGCTGGCGCAGAGCGTGTCAGCTAAAACTGGCATCCCCGCCGATCTACTCTGGGCACAATGGGCGCACGAGACGGGCGGATTCACAAACCGAGGCGCGCGCGAACTCAATAATCTTGCTGGTATCAATGTTCCAGGTGGCGGTGGCCAAGATTACCGTTCGTTCGGCTCACTCGAAGAGTTCGGCGACTACTACGCACACCTTATGCGGCCTGGCGGTAGGTACGCGGGTGCCAGCGCAGCGCGCACACCAGCGGAGTTAGCCGGGGCGTTGAAGAGTGGCGGCTACTACACGGACTCGCAGCGTAACTACACGGCCGGTATTGAGAACTGGGACCGTAAGTATAGCGGTGTCACAAGCTCTATGACAGTCGGCTCGGTGTCGGTGAACATCACGCAACCCGGAGCATCTCCTGCTGAGATTCAACAAAGAGTGTACACGGCGATGCAGAGATCCTATGACGCTCAGGTTACCAGAAATCTAAACGAGTTTGCAGGTGCGTACGGAGGGTAAATGGCCACGTCACTGGCTAACTTAGTGTACACACCCACGGGCGGCAAAGCTGGGTGGCGTCCACCACAATGGGACAAGCCGTTACTGTTCATGCTCACTATCGCCACTGGCGGCCTGAACGCATCAGCGCCTACTATGACGACTGTGGACGGCGTAACAAAGCTGTCTGGTGTGTACGCGAACACGTCTCAGATATATGTGTTTGACGCGGTGTTAAAGGCTGAACACCAGCAGTCCGCACATGTGACTGAGCACCCAGTACAGACGCAAGCTGCAATCGCAGATCACGCCTACATTCAACCGGCTGAGATAACGCTGGAAATTGGCATGTCAGACGTTATGGACGCCTTTGCTAGTTCGACTAGCTCTAATGTTGCTTACGCTGGCGGTGTGTGGAGTGCGCCGAGTTTGTCTGGGTCGTGGTCACCAGGCTCTGGGTGTGACGCCAACGGCGTACAGCCACGTAGCGTTAACGCATACCAGACGCTGGTCAGTTGGGCTAGCAAGCGTGTTGTGATGGCACTCACTACACGGCTCATAACGTATAAGTATGCAATGGTCACTTCCATTAGTGCATCAGAGAGCAACGGGACGTTGACAGGGCTTCGGTGCCGCGTAACCTTCAAGCAACTGTTCATCGCCTACGCGCAGGCCGTCGTGCCCAGTGCACGTGACGATGCTACAAGCACGACCAGTCAGGGACAGTTAATGCCCGGCGCGCCAACTACCGCACAAGTATCACAGTACGGTGGGCAGTCTGGATCGACAGTGACTAACGGCGGCACATTCACAAGTAATTCGGTGGCAGCCTAGTGGCAAACCAAATCGTGCAGTTATCATCACAAACTACACAGCAGATGACTGTACAGCTAGACGTGGATAACGCCGCGTTGACGCTCAACTTGGTTGTCTACTGGAGTGTAATGAGCGGCTACTGGCTGCTAGATGTGTACTCTGCCGTAGGTACACAGTTGCTATCTGGGGTGCCCATGATTACAGGCACGTACCCTGCGGCTAACATTCTTTCGCAGTACGTGTATCTAGCCATCGGCAGTGCGTACATCCTAAACCAAAGCACTGGACAAGTTGATTACCCAGGCAGCGACGCACTTGGTACTAGCTTCGTACTTCTGTGGGGTGACACGCCTTGACCAACATAGCAGCGTCGTCCAAAACTCCGTACTGGGGCCGCGCCTATGAGCTGTCTGTCTACAATACCCCTGATGGATCGGGCACAGCTGGCGCGATATTAAGTAGCAGTGCGTGGGAGCCAGAAGCGCTTCGCATTACATTCAACATTGAACAACCGGCGATATCCAGTCCTTGGTGGTTCGCTGACATCGTGGTGTACAACATGAACGCCCCCGCTGCTCAGCAGGCGTTGTTTAACGCACAGTGGATCGTATTAAAAGCCGGTTATCAGTCGGTAGCACAATCCACTCCAGACGGCAGCAGCCCGCTAGCCACTATATGGAGCGGTAGTGTGATGCAAGTGTTGTATGAACGGGAAGACGTAGTAGACAACAAAGTGACTTTCCGGTGTCTCGCCACAGATCCTAAGCTTGCCAGGAACGTTAACTTCACCACGGGCCGTATGGCGTCGCAGCGGCAGGTCGTGTCCCAAATGATTGAGCAGGTACCGTCCTGCGTAACATTGAATACTGTACCGGATGTCCTGAGCGCCAATAAATTTGAACGCCAACGAACGTACTTTGGTGTAACTGATAAATACTTCCAACAGATCACGCAGGGCAACAACATGCAGTGGTTCAAGTCAGCGCATGGTACTTACATGGGAACGTTGGCCACAGCCACTAACGAACCAGACATTACGTACTCACCACCCATGCCTCCAGACGGCTCTGGCGGGGCTGTGGACGCAAACGTTACATACACTTTACTGGGCACGCCGCAACAGACTGACTCAGGTGTCATATTTCGTGTGCTTCTGGACGCACGCCTTATAGTGAAGATTCCGCCTACGCTGATCAAGCTGAGTAATGCGGTTATTAGGCAGATGGCACAGAGCTTTCCCACTGGTACCACCCTGCCGCTACCACTCGATAATCAGTATGTTGTATCGTGTGTGCGGCACATGGGTGACTCGCGCGGCAATCAATGGGAGTCTGAGGTTACAGGTGTCAGCCGCGCGTACACGCAAGGCGCGGTGCGCGGGTTCTTTTTAACAGGAGCGTCATAATGGGAAACAGCGTACCAGCGGCGTCTACCAATCTCTCGCCCACCATGCGTAACGCAGCACAGACTGCTCAGTGGAAAGAGGCACTGCGGCAGTCTGCGTGTGATTTACGTGTGGCTATACCTGGCATTATTCAAGCCTTCGATCCAGTAGAGCAGGTGGCCGTAGTGCAGATAGCTGTGCGCGAGAAAGTGGCGTATCCCGGTAAACCTGCGCAAAACGTGGCTATAGAGCCTCTACATGATGTGCCGGTTGTTATGCCGCACGGCGGATTATTCGCACTTACCATGCCTCTCGTTAATGGTGATGAGTGCTTGTTAGTGTTTTGCGACATGACTATTGATAACTGGTGGAAGAACGGCGGCGTGCAGAACCAGTACGCGTTCGAGAGCCCTAGGCATGACTTATCGGATGTAGTGTGTATCCCCGGACCGTGGAGCCAAAAGAAGAGGCTAGACAACTACTCCGCCGATACCGCACAACTGCGCACACTCGATAGCACGAGCATGGTGGAGGTTGGGGACGCTGGTGTGCTGGTGCAGGGCCCAAACTCATCGATAACTGTTGACGGCGCAGTGAGCGGCGTGGCGGTCATATCCAATGCCGGTATAAAGCTTGACACATATACTGACGTGGCCGTGACTGCCTCTGCCAACGTGAGCATAAGCGCTCCTCTCGCAACTATAGGGTCTGGGAGTGGGTCTACATACCCACTAGTTACTGAGCCGTTTTACGACTGGTTTCTTGCAAGTTTTTTACCATGGGCGCAGTCTAAGGGCTACGCTGGACCAGTGCCGCCTACTACGTCGATCACAACCGCACTGCATGGAGGTTAGCGCATGGCTACACCTGTAATATCCTGCATGCAACTAGACTCCGCCCACAATCCGCTGTTTGACCCAAGTGTGGCTTTAACGGGCACCGCCGCCGTGGCTCAGAATATTTTGACGCGCCTAAATTTATGGCTCGGTGAGTGGTGGGAGAATCTTAATCTTGGGCTACCAGTACTTCAGACAATGCTGGCTCACAGTGGGGCCGCGAAAACCCAGAGTGTCATAGCCTTGGCCATACAGGCGCAGATACAGGCAACGCCGTACGTCACTGCTGTGTCGGACATTCAGGTACAACTTAAGGCCGGGCAATTTGAGTTCACGTGCACGGTGCAGACAGCGTTTGGAATAGTTACTGTAAGCAATGCGCCGGGTGCGGCGGCCATCATAGGAGCGTAGTTCATGACTGTACCAGCGTACGCGCCACCCACCGTCACCGCCGCCGGGCTGGTGTTACCAAGTTATCAAAGCATACTTGCCGACAACCTAGACGCGTACTTGAATATTTACGGCCAAACTCAGGTGGTGGACCCAAGCACTGCTATCTATCAGTTGCTGTCTATAGTCTCGTTGAAGCAAAGTGATACCTGCCAAGCGCTGCAGCTCGCCTACAACCAAAGTTCACCGCAAACTGCGGTGGGTGCGGGGCTGGATCGCGTCGTTAAAATGAATGGCCTAGCGCGCGATCCGTACTCATACTCCACGGTGCTCCTGACATGCACGGGAACTAACGGTTTCACGTTGACGAACTGCATAGCACAGGACCAGAACGGTAATTTGTGGGCGCTGCCTATTAGCGTCACGCTGACTGGCGGGTCTGTCACAGTTACGGCCACATGCACCACACCAGGCGCGATTGCGGCAGAAGCAGGAACCGTCAACATCATCGCCACACCGACCGGCGGCTGGGCATCGGTTACAAATCCATCGGACGCCGTGCCGGGTACTCCAGTTGAGGCTGACTCCGGTCTGCGAGCTAGGCAGTCGGTGAGCGTAGCACTACCCTCCCTGACACCCGTAGCTAGCACGGTGGCCGCTATACTGGCCACGCCAGGAGTAACGCGCATCGCACCTGGCTACCCCACACCGGGCGGGCCTGGCACGTCTATCGAGAA